TTTTTAAAGCTTTTGCTCCAAGTTTTGCCAATGCTGCTATTGCCATTTTATTTCTCCTAGTTAAAGATAACAGCTAGTATGATGATAGCTACTATTGCACCTGCAATAGCTTTCTTCTTCATAGATAAGCTGTTCCATTTTTCTTTTAAAGATTCAATCATGATGATCTCCTTTTCTTTTTCTTTTTTACGCCTGCTTCGCTAAGCGCGATAGCTATGGCTTGTTTCTTCTTTACCACTTTTTTCTTAGGTTTACCAGACTTAAGTTTACCTGATTTATATTCTCGCATTACCTTGCTGATTTTAGCGTCTTTTTTATCCAAGACTTGGTCCTTCTCCGTCAGAAGGTCCTCTGCCACCACCACCTTTCATACTCATTTGTGCAGCTTTCCTAGCTGCTTCTTCTGCGGCTTTTTTCTTCGCTTGTTGTGCGGCTAAACTAAATCTATCCATATCAGAAAAACCTTCTTTAATTTGATCTTCTGTTAAACCAAAACTAGGTGTGTCCATATTACTTGGTGGTCTAGAAAACGCTCCAACAGGTGCATACGGATCGTATGATACATATGGATCATATCCTCCTGCTGTTGATGGTAGTCCTGTGCCAAGTGTTGATGGATCATACAAAGGCATTGTGCTTACATATGGTGTGTAAGCTTGTGGCATTCCAGATTGTAAAGAAGCTAGTATGTCTTCTATGTTCATTCCTGAATTTGATTCGTCTCCTGGAATAGATGGGGATATACCCACGCCTTGATCTCTATCATCTACTCCATCATTATTAGAATCTCTAAAATCAGCAGTTCTAAAAGTTGGTCCCATTGATTGTTGCATTCCAGATAATAAGCTACCTAGTCCATAAACCGATGAAGGTTGTCCTGCTGCTCCCATTGGTTGTTGTGGCATTGCTTGCACTGCGGATGACACTAAATTACCTAGTCTGCTGTTAGCATTTACTGCTGCAGATTGGATAGCTGATTTAAAAGCATCACTACCAGGTTCTAAACCTTGTGTCGTTGGTGGAAGTGGGTTAGGATTAGGTTGATTAAAATTTGATATTACATGCGGAGAAGCAGCTGGTGCTGCATTTCCACCGTTTTGTAAACCTACACGGCCTCCATCTTCAAAAGAATAACTTGCATTGAGTTTTGCTTCTTCTTTTAAAGGATCAATGTCATAACCAAAAGATAATCCGTCATCTTCATCACCATAAACACCTTGTAAAAAATTATATTTTTTAACTTGATCTATTAGAGACGGTTGTTGCATAGGTGTGTATGTTGACATAATAGGATCTACAGGCGTGTTTAAACCTGGACCCATAAGATCGTTTTTATTGTTGTCTGGACCGCCGTCAGGAGGTCCACCAAAACCTCTTCTGCCTCCTCTAAGTCCACCACGTTGAGTTTGTCCGCCTACATTAAGACCTACACGGCCACCGTCTTGATAAGGTCCAATTGTATCTAGTCCACCTGGATTCATGAATGTAGGAACAGAACTAAGTTTTTCGTCGTCTCCTGCAGCGTCTTTATAAAACTTACCTAAACCAAATAAAAAATCATCATCCATTTCAGAAACATCACCCATTGTATTTTCGGGATCAACCTTTTCTTTTATTTCATCAACGTAGTCTTTTCCAAAATTAGAAGAAAAATTCATGCCTCCTGTAAGAGCAGCTATTTTTCCTGGTAAGCTAGGAGTAAATAAACCTAAAAGTGCAGAATTAAGAAAATCTCCGCCAAAACTAAGTCCTCCAGTTTCTTCTGGTGGTGTGTCTTCTGGTGGTGTGTCTTCTGGTGGTGTGTCTTCTTCACCCATTGCTTCCATAAGTTTAGCTAAACGGTCTTCTAGTGATTCTTCTTTTTTTTCTACATCAGGTATCATGTCTGCATAGCCTGTGCGGTCAACGCCGCCTTGCATCATTCTAAAATAATCTGCTGTACTCATTGCCATTAGATTTGACCTTCTTTAATTGTTGCTTGCATATTCTTTATACCGTCTTTTGCTAGTGATACACTAGCTCTAAGTTTTGCGTGATTGTCATTTTGTTCTAATTTATCTTCAGCTAGTTCTCTGTTCTGCATCATCTTAGCACGTTCTATGTTTAATTTATCTTCAGCTTCTTCTTGTCTAGCTTGTTCTTCACGTGCTTTTAAATCAAGTTCTCTATCTTTTAGTTTTAATAATGGATCATTTTCAACTTGATTCAAAACTTCTTTTTCTGCATTTGCGTAATCATCACTAAACTCAGCAATTAATTGTGCTTTTCTTGCTTCCATCTGCACCATTAAATTAGCTTCTTGTTGTTGTAGTTGCTGCATTTGCGGATTTTGTTGCATTTGTTGCATAGCTTGTGGGTCTTGTTGTGCTTGTTCCAACATAGGTTTTACTTGTTGCATTACTTGTTCCATTTTTTGTTTTTCTTCTGCAAATTCCATGTCAACCTGCTCTGTTGCCATTAAAAGTATGTGTTCCATGCAGTTTTGTTGCAACATTCCCATCGCTGCAGGATTATTTCGTATAACAGTAGTCCCCATAAACCTTAAATGTGATTTCATGTGCGCTTGGTGGTCTTGTTTTGGGAAAGCTTGGAATTTTTTACCGTTCAATGCCAAAATATTTTCACTTGCAGGGTCTAAAGCAGTAGGTTGTGGAGGTGGTGGTAGTAATTGGTCAATATCTTTGACGCCTAGTGCTTCATACATATGTCTATACGCATGATAGATGTTATGCATTTGGGGATTTGTCATTGCAATTTGCATTTCTGATTGTGCAATACTGATTCTTTGTGTCTGTGAGAAGATATTAGGGTCTGCTACAGGTATAATATCTACCTTAGGACCAAAATCAGCTTTAAATATTTGGTTTTGTCCACCAACAACATCATACGGATACATGTTTGGTAGATAAGTTATAAAAGTATCTGCTAATAACATAAACTCACACTTCATCGCTGCATATAAACGTTTATGTATCGCTGACATAACCCGCGATCCGCGTTCCAAGAGCGCTACGGTCGTGCCGACTGCTGCTTGTTGATTACCATCGCCCACTTGCATATCAGCAATGCTCGCGAATCGCTGACCGGATTGAACAACCGTGCTCAATAGTTGTAGGAGCGTGGCGTCCGGACCTTTAAATGGTAATGGCATAAATGCGTCTCTAAGGTTTCCACCAGGTGCATCAACGTCACGGAACTCGCCCGGCTGCAACGGTTGAGCTTCGTCTCTGACGCGGATGCCTCGCATTTTGAATCCGGCCGGTAAATTTGACAAGGTGCCGGCGTCTAAGAGTTGTCTTAGAGCGGCTGTGGCAGTTCTTGATAAACCGCCGATCATGTGTATTAGGCCGAACCCGTAAAACCCGAGTCCTGGTAGAAATTTGAAATGAACAAAATAATCTTGTCGTTTTTTTAACATATCATTTTGTTTATAATTACGTTTAATAGATAATACTTGTGAAGAAGATTCTTCTATTGTTACAATGTATGGAAATTTAATTCCTGAAGACTCACCTGTTTCTGGATTCATGTCTTCAAAACCTGGAATCTCTAAATGTACATGTGCTTCAATTACAGAAAATATTTCTGTGTTCTTAGGTTCAACACCAGACATTTCATCTTTTTCATTCTCTATGTCGTTGCTGCTATAGTTTCCTTCACCTTCTATATCAACTTCTCTGTATATTCCTGCAAGTTGGTGTTGTTTAATATCGTTGTATGTCATTTTTACACGATGCATAATTGTTTCTGTATCATCTAGTGATGTTGCAGTGTATGGAACATATAAGTCTTCTGCAGGTACAAATTTAGAAACACTTCTTTGCAAGATTGCATCATAGTAAACTTTTTTAAATGTAGAACCTGATAGTGGTAAGTTAAATAACATTTGATCAAACTCTGGTTCGTATTCTTTCATTTCAACCATAATTTGATAATTCATAAAATCTTTTACACGTGATGCTTGTGCAACTTTTTCGGATGTTTCTAAACCCATAATTTGAGTTCTGACTGGTCCACCTGCTGGTAATAATTCTTTGTATGCTAGTGCTTGAAATTGTGTAACTGCTTCTGCAAGTACAGGGTGTGTCGCGCCACTTGCACCTTGGAAAGGTTCTGATCTATTTTCGTATTTAAAACCTAATAGGTCTAAACCTT